CAAACAGTGTTATCTCTTCAGTCTTATAGCCTAAGGCATCTTGAGCCAAGGCTTTAAGCGCCGATGAAGGAGCAAACTTGAGCGCTACATCTTTAAAGTCTGGTTCAATATTCCCCATATCATCATGTATATCATAAACATCCCAACGCTTTTTCCTATCTGACTTGCGCGCAAAGTACACATCTTTAAGTGGGATTCTACGATCAAGCTCTGCACATAACTCCCATGCTAAAGCTGTAGGTACACGCTTAATCTTAATTGGTGCCCTGTTCATTGTTGATTGATATTTACCTTTACGCGCATGTAACATGATATCACATGCGGCCTTAGGCTTAAGGCATGGCCCAAATCGGCCCTTCTCTTCGTAAATTGCATACTGGTCTATATGATCCTCAGGATATACAGACCAGTCAGGAAACTGTATCAGAGTAGTATACAGTTGACAAATGTGAAACCAGTCGAATGAAAGGTTGAAGCCACAGATTTCCGAATCAACAAGCTTTTCAATAAGCTCAATAGTTTCCTCAATAGGACTCGTAAATACAGAATGAAGATTGATCGGACCATCATCCTCAGCCCACTGTATTAATACAGTGGGGCCGGTTAGTCCGCAACCTTCCGTGTCAAAGTATATCATTTACCTTTGTCCTAACTTTCTAAAGGCATAAACAAAAGCCTTTGTAATTATATCTAGACACTTTTTACATGTTACATGTTTAATCTGCCTTGTTACATTCTCGCTCCTTGTTCCACAGATTATTTTCTTATGCTTGAAGTGTACTCTCACACAGCTTCCTTAATTTCTGGCTTAGTGTATCTTACGCCTTTGGCCTTAGCATACTCCGCTAAAGAATCATATACATTGAGTGTAGTGATTTCTCCTGCTGCCCAAGCAAGGCATCGGGTCCAGATACCATTACCGATACCCGACTCTTGAATGTGTTCCATTAAGTCAAAGATTTCTGCTCTGGTTCTTTGTCTCTTGACAGTCGGCTTATTCTTATTTGGGTTAACGCTAACATTAGTTCTTCCTCTTGCTTTAGCCTCTTTAATCTCACGGACAGCTTGGAAGGCAGCTTCTTGACCGCCCTTCTTATAAATGGAATACAGTTCACGAATCTGCGTTTGAGTGATGTTACCCAATGCAGCCTCAGTGTGTATTTCTTTTGGGAGGGATAGAAGCATATATCGTATCTGCACCCAACCACGAGATTTTCCCAAACGATCTGCACAATCAGTTTCAGTGACTCCAAGATTCTTAAGCTTCTCAAGTGCCAAAGCCTCCTGAAGAATATTAAGGTCTTCTCGCTGTAGATTCTCAGCAAGATTAAAGAATCTAGCATCTAGATCATCTACCATACCCCCACGAATGATTGCTGGAATCTTCTCACGCTTAAGCACTACGTGCGCCATACGCCTACGGAATCCAGCTATAAGCCTATACTTACAGCCTGTTTCCTTTTGCTTCTCAGGACTGTACTCTGTTAAAACTACCGGTTGAATAAGCCCTTGACGTTCAATGTCTTTTGCTAGAGTGACAACATTGATTGGGGTAATCTGTCCACGGCAATTAAAATTATCATCGGCGTGAATTTCGCTAATCTTAATATCCTGTACATGCATTGTATCAGACATACTACACTCCCTTAAAAGCATCCCGTAATTCACCCATACTAATATCTTGCAGTTTCTTTTTCTCTCTAAGATTGTTTAATACTTTCAAATCAGTTGGCAATACAATCAAGTCTTTAACTACTAACCCTTTATTCTCGTCCATGCCCATACGATGAGCACGATGTTCTGCTTGCATTCTTGCTTCACCCTTAAAGCTATTGGAGTAAAACAAAGATGTTGGAGAAGCATGGAGAGTAAGAGCCATGCCTCCAGCTTCCGGCTGTCCTACGAAACAGACTCGCGGGTATCTGTCGAACATTTCTTGCTTTCGCGGGTGTGACCTATCCATAGCAATAAGTAAATCGTTGGGGTTAGGATTATCATTAGGATCAGGACTAAAGCTGCAATAACCACGCCCGTCCACTCTAAGAACGACCCATCCGCAGCCGACAGCCATCTCGACAAGCCTATCAATAGTACCAGTAAAGCCACCCCAAACAATGTAACGACCAACATCTTCGTGAAGTGACAAATCATTTTTAAAGTATTCATCTTTAGGACTCCCTACGGCTTCAACATCTCTCTTATATTTAGGTACTTGTCCTGACCCACCACAGAAATCACATGTTACTTCTTTATCCTCAAAGCTATCAGCTTGGATATCTAATGGAGCCATGTAATCAACTTCGCCTTTTGGAACTTTGATAACCTTAGTACCAGCACCATTACAATTAGGGCATGTTGTGTCACCCGTCTTAATATCCTTGTACTGGAATCCATCTGCAAGTTCTCGTAGAAGTGTATTAGCCATAGCTCCACGGTTAACAGTATTGACAATCAACTTAGCTGCCCTAAGCATATCTGCTGTTGGGGTAAGTTGAACCACTTCGTATTGGATATCTGGTAGATCTAGACAATCCTTTTTAAATTTAACTAATACAAGCCCTTTCATCCGCTTGTATAAATACTCAATTTCATTCTTAGATTGCTGCCATTCGTGCCCTTCACCTGAGACAATAGCGAATCTACTATGTATTTCGCTATCTTGAAATTGTCCGCAGACCTTACATTTATTTCTATCATCAAGCCATGAAACGATGTGCGGGTACACACCACCAGTAATTTTGTTTTCTCGTTTCTCAATAATACACAAACGTGCTTTGAACTTGTGTATGTCTCCTTCACGAATAAACCCGGGGCAGGCAATCTCACACTGATTCCACCAATCAGTCGGCGCTTTCGGTGCTGGCGTCCCGGACATTTCGAGGATGTATGCATCGTCTCCGTACTCTTCTCTTAATGCCTCAGCTAACCAATCTGCCGCCTGTGAACGCTGTGCGCTAGGCGTTTTTAGTTTTGAGCTTTCATCATATATAACCATTTTTGGTAGAACTTCTTGGTCACTCCACTGCTTAATATACTTAGTCATGCGCTCATATGTAAACATACGAGGCCTGACTTTTGCATTCCACTTATCTAGTTCAAGATTAACTGCCTTAATACCAGACTTAGGTCCAACATACCAAACTTCATAGTCTTCGAGGCCTAAGGCCTCGGCTACTTCTATTGCTACAAGCGTTTTACCTGTACCCATTTCTCCAGCAATTATACAACGCTTGTAAGTTAATATATGCCTTACCATTTCTATTTGATGCTCACGCAACGGGCGTATAGAATTGAACTCAACTAAAGGTTGATCGTACCAAGCATAAGGATTACGATTCAACAATCTAGCTAATTGAAACTTATTCCTTGCACTTTTTTCTATGCTCCACATTTTAGTTGGAGGATCATCAAAGCCATGCCACTTTGCACCTTTCATAGCTTTGATTTCGTTGATCAATTTCTTATTGTACCCAAACTTAATAAAGACACGCTTACCCATATGAATAAGCTTACCGGGCTTAAGGAAACGCCCTACTCGAAATTTAACTTCTTCGCTATAAGTGTCAGTCATTACCAATCCTCGCTGTCTATCGGGATGTGTTCGTAAACATCTTCAAGAAGATCAAGGTCAAAGAGTTCATCTGCGCGTATGCGCCTAAACTTATCCCCTCGCTGGCTATACACAATCATATCGAATACCTGTTTCTTCCACTTGTGTTTAACCTTGATCCGGAAATCAAACGTCTTAATAATGGTTAGGCCACAGGGATTCGAACCCCGGTTGGCGGACCCAAAATCCGCAGTCCTACCGCTGGACGATGGCCTAACTATTCTTTTGATTTCACTGATCAATTCTTCTTCTTTTATCTTGCCACCATTTGATATAGTTCTGATTGCTAACACCATATCTTCAACAGATATCATTTCCATAATAACTCCTTGGTAGCCCCAACGGGATTCGAACCGTATCCTCCGGTCGAAAGCCGGGCATCCTGCCATTGAACGATGGGGCCTTAGGGAGCGTAGGGCTTACTAATACGCCGCGCGCCGGTTGTACGGTCATATGTTCAGCCCTGCTCCCCTAAACTTGGTGGAGGCGGCGGGAATCGAACCCGCGTCCTGCCTGATTACCAGATCATCGTCTACGTGTGTTTGCTAGGAATTTTGTGTCTTGGACAACCCTAGCTATCCGCAACTAAGTCTTTCCCTTAGTAAGTCAGAGGTCTTTCCCTCAGTCAGATGTGGTATGGCATCCTTATGACTACTACATCAATCTCGTCACAGGATGTGGCTACTTTAAGCAGCCAGTCGTACAGGGGTGGCAGTTCTTGTTTTAGGTAGATTGTTAACGCGGCCCACTACCCATCCGCGACACGCAAATGATCCTTTCATCACACAGTCGAAACCAATTCGCCCCCTTCTGATTAAAAGTGGGGAGCGCACCTACTCACGACAGCGCGCCGGTATGCTTTGCTTTCGGATACGCTCCCATCTGCCAACCTACAGTGGCTCAGGCTGTAGGCTAATCTTTGGTAGGGTGGATGGCAAGTCCAGTTACCCTGAGGCGGGGAAGACTCCATAATCGGAGAGAACCCAACTCAGCCCTACCGTATCTTAACACGAAATGTACCGTCCTCTAATCCTATCTTCTCGCAGTCATGCCACACTTCTCTGAAACCTGATTCCTGAAAATAAACTAAAACATAATTCATCATTTCGCGTATTTCTTTATGTAACTTTGAGTCAATACGACAGCATCTGATTACAGCATCACGCCACTCTCTTATGCTTCCAGTAGCTATGATTAAGTAATCATTGCTTTCTGCAATCTTGTTACCAGAGATTTGTAAATCAGTATAGTTATCGAGTTGGTATAAAACTTTTTGTGAGACTGTTGCAATAAAACTGGCACTGACATGTTTCCATGCCGTGCCAGTATGATGACCAAATCGTAGTTGATTTATTGGATCATTGTCCATACCGATAGCGGCCAAAAATGCACATGGTGCATCTGGCTTAATGCCTACTTCATCAAGGCCGCGTGTCGGGCTATAACCTAGCTCTTCTTGGCATACCTTAATAAAGGTTGGCCAATGAACTTGAGTCATAGCCAAGGGATAAATCTTCACCGTCATACTCCAGAATTATAAAAAATAATAGGTGGGGCCGTGCTTGGCTCACGACCCCACCGGGTCAAGGGACAGTTAAACTGCCCTTTCTTCCTCCCCCTCAGCCGCTTCCTTTGCTACTTCTGCACTGATCTCAGGAGTGCTATTGAACTTCTCAACAGCCTTCTTAAGATTTTCTACATCAGGAGCTTCAAAAGGTGTCGAACAAGCTGTGATTGTTGGGGCAAACCAAGTATACCTCTTGGTCTCAATCTTTTTGGACTTGAGTGTTCCCGCCTTACCGAGAAGATTCTGAATATTTGGTGCCTCACGCCTTGCAGACTTAGACCCACAGAAGAATGTAGCAAAGCTTTTCTTCTGAGGAATATACATAAGGTATTCTGGCCCATACATGCAACCAGAATCCTGTTCACCTGACTTCTCTTGTATGCGCTTGAACTCAGAATGTTCTGGATTAAACACACTCAGAACTTCGTCACCTATCTCAAGTGCCTTAGGCCTCCACGTTATGACAAGAACATCAACAGTCTCGCCTAAGTCATCAAAATTCTGGTCACGAATAAACGCATAGTGGTTAATCGGGAAGGCACCTTCTTTACACTTATCAGAAGCTGCCGTAAGAAGCTGAAGTCTCGGCAAATAATCGCCTGACTTCGTAGTCTCCTTGAATACATCCTCGCTATACTTTGAAAGGCCTCCAGCTACGTCTGCTGGAATCATGGCATTTTCTTCAGGCATTCCATTCTCCTATGTTCGATCCTAAGAATCTTGAACGGGTGGCCCCAACCATCGCGCCCGAACAGAGGCGGCAGTATACCGCCTCTTACCATTCTGGAGGTCTCTTCTATTCTGCCTCACCAGCCAGCTTCTTGGCTGCTTCGGCAGCTTCTTCCGCCTTCTTCGCCGCAGCTTCGGCCTTCTTCTTGGCCTTCTCAGCTTCACGCTTCTTCTTGGCTTCAGCACGCTCGGCCTTGCGAGCCTCGTCCTTGGCCTTCTGATCCTCAACGGATTTAGGATCAAGATGGAGAACCCACTTGATGCCAAGCAAGAAACCATCCTTAGCAGTATTGACACCAGTAGCCGCGATTAAGGAATCAGCCGCAGCACCAGCATCAAGCTCGTCCTTGATAGCCTTAAGCTTCTGGAGGAATGCAACAGGAACAAACTCTTGAGGCGTAGCATCCTGCCCCTTGCGCTTGGCTTCACGAATCTCCTTAACACGAGACTGCACCGCAGGTACAAACTCGTCAGGAGCCATCGTCTGCGCACGATCTACGAAATCGGCCATCTCTTCAGGCGGCAGTTTCGCAAGTGCATAGGCATTAGCGAGGCCAATCTTGCCCTCGTTAATAAGATTCTGAATCACTTCGTTGGTAATCTTGGTGAGGTTCAAACGCTCCTTAACCCACTGAGCCGACTTACCAAGCTTCTGTGCAAGCTCGGCCTCAGTCATAAGAGGATTACGGGACAGAATGCGCTTGAGTTGCTGCGTGTACTCAATAGGCCTAGTTTCAACCTTGTGGATGTTCTGCATAATCTGTGCTTCAAGAACCTGATCTTCATTGAGGTCAACAACATCAACGTTGATCTCAGACAGACCGGCATCCTTAGCAGCAGAGAAACGATGCAAACCATCAACAAGCTCAAAGAACTCGTCGCCTGATTCTTCGTTCACCTTCTTGCGTACAGTGATAGCGCCAAGGAAACCCTTTTCTTGAATGGAGGCAACTAAGCCTTGATATTCTTCTGACTGCCGGTTAACTGTGCGAAGTGCAACGGGATTCTCTCGAACCTTGTCAAGAGCAATAACTTCCAGACTCATTCTGATTTTCTCCTCATTGATTGGGAATCAACTTCCAGTCCATACTGATAATCAAATCTGATTCGATTAACGCACAGGCACCTCCCCTCTATAGACTAGACTCACCCGTATAAGTCTTAGACCCAAAAGGACGAAAAATTTAACTAAATTCCCTAAGTCACGTAATTACGTGACTTACGTTCCGCCTGAATGAATTGTTCTAGGTTGCTTATTATTTATTGAATTCCTTATTTATTTATAACAGTGCACAATTTTAAAACATTCATTTAAAAATATTGTAAGTCACCTAATTACGTGGCTTAGAGATTTTAGTTAAAATTTCCGTCCTTTTAGGTCTAAGAATAAGGGATAGTATAAACTGATTTGATTTTATTGAATCAAATCAAAAGCTCTGGAGGATTCTAAAAATCGTGCCTACCCGGTCGGAAGCAATAAAAAGATTTTTATCCGCAAAGACGCATGTTGATTTAGCTGCGTTATATAATATAGGAATGGAATGCCAAGTCAATGTAGGTCAAGACGGTGGCGAAAGAATTGGCGATCAATTCGAGGGCCGTCGTTGGCATGGTTGGACTGATGGTCTAACAACTTGGAAAAGCTTTAGGATACCATATAAAGCTTCTACCACTCCAGAATATACCGATAAAGAAATGAAATTTGATCTTGTCGCACATGCCGAGGCTATAGGCATGACGGGATGGGATTGGGCTAATCGTTGCTCAAGATGGGTAGCTTTCGACTTTGATGCTATAATCGGGCATTCCGATAAACACAAAGGAAAACTTAGTAACGAAGAACTTGAAGAAGTTAAGAAAGCAGCTTGGAATATTGAATGGGTAACGATTCGTAAATCTACCTCAGGCACCGGGCTGCACATATATGTATTCTTACCAGATCAAATTAAGACACAGAATCATAACGAACACGCTGCACTTGCCAGAGCCATTCTTGGTAAGATGAGCGCATTAACTGGTTTCGATTTCCATAGCAAGGTAGATATATGCGGCGGAAACATGTGGGTATGGCACCGCAAGATGGAAGGAACAGATGGACTAAAATTATTGAAACGTGGTGAAGTTCTTAAAGATATCCCACCTAACTGGAAAGATCATATTAAAGTAGTGACAGGCCGTAGGCGTAAGAACTTACCACAGGATATTGAGTCAAGTGGTCGTGCTGAATTATTTGAAGAACTTGCAGGCCAAAGGCCTAAGGTTCCTTTAGACGAGGAACATAAGCGTTTAATATCCTACTTAAAAGAAAACAATGCATTATGGTGGTGGGATCAAGATCACCATATGCTTGTTACACATACGTATTGGCTACAGAGGGCGGCAGCAGATTTACAATTAAAAGGTATTTTCAAAACGAACTCAGGTGCAACTAATCTAAATGAACAAAACTGTTTCTGCTTCCCAATGAGGCGAGGCGCTTGGGGTATTAGACGTTATACACCCGGCGTCCAAGAGGACGATTCTTGGGATCAAGATGGAGCAGGTTGGACACGTTGCTATTTGAATAAGGAGCCTAATCTTGCTACGGCTGCGCGTACTTTTGGTGGTCTTGAAGATCCTTCTGGTGGCTTCATCTTTCGTGAAGCTGAAGTGGCTGAGAAAGCATCTGAACTCTTGGGTGTTCATCTTAAGGTTGGAACTCCATTACGTTCTAGAGAAACTAAACTCAAGCAACATAAAGACGGAAGGTTAGTTGTAACAGTTGAACGTAAAGAGCAAGATGATGCAGGAGAAATGAAGGGTTGGCTTGCTAAGAAGAAAGACTGGATTAAAATATTCAACACCCAATTAGGTACGCCTGAGGAACCAGAAGCTGGTAACTATGATGATTTAGTACGCCACTTAGTTACAGAGACGAATGAAGATTATGGTTGGATGATAAAATCTGATGCAAGCTGGCGATCAGAACCTTTAAGTCACGTAAGGGTTGCGCTTGGTTCCTTAGGCCTTAAGCATAATGAGATAACAACGATTCTTGGATCATCAGTATTCAAATGCTGGAAGGTTGTAAACAAACCGTTCCAGCCTGAGTATCCCGGTGATAGAGAATGGAATCGTAATGCGGCTCAACTAAGATTTTTACCATCAGAAAATAAAGAAGTATTACACTATCCAACTTGGAAAAAGATTCTAGACCATTGTGGTTCAGGACTTGATGAAGCTATTAAAGCTAGTGCATGGTGTAAAGCTAATGGTGTATTATCTGGTGGGGATTATCTTAAATGTTGGATAGCTTCATTATTCCAAGAGCCACTTGAACCATTACCTTATCTATTTATGCATGGCCCGCAGAATAGCGGCAAATCTATTTTCCATGAGGCCTTAAGCCTCTTGTTTACAAAAGGCTATAAGCGTGCTGACGCTGCCTTGATTAATGCCTCAGGATTCAATGGAGAGCTTGAAGGTGCGATTACCTGTGTCGTTGAGGAAACTGATCTTAGACGAGATAGACAGGCATATAACCGTATCAAAGATTGGGTCACAAGTAGAGAGTTGCTTATACATTGTAAGGGTAAAACTCCGTATCATATCCCGAACTCGACCCATTGGATTCACTGTTCCAATGACCATCAAGCTTGTCCAGTCTTTCCCGGTGACACAAGAATCACCATGCTTTATGTGGACAGACTCGATCCAATGGAGCTTATCCCAAAGAAGCAGATTATTCCGATGCTCGAAAAGGAAGCACCGGACTTTCTTGCCGAAATTTTGCAACTTGAAATACCGCCTTCAAATGATAGACTTAACGTACCGATCATTGCTACGGAAGACAAGCACTTAGCGCAAGAGTTAAATCAAACAGACTTAGAAAGATTCCTAGCCGAAAAGTGTATGTATGAAACAGGACATGCAATCTTATTTGCTGAACTATTTAATAAGTTTGTTGAATGGTTAGACCCAAATGAAATACACAAGTGGAGTAAGATTAGAGTTGGAAGGAGTTTCCCGCCACAGTTCCCTAAAGGTAAGTCACACCGTGATGGTCAAATCTATATAGGAAATATTGCATGGTCCGGTGCCGAAGGAGACAAGGAACCGAAACCCAAGTTAATAATCAAAGATGGGTATTTGGTGCCGGTGGAATAATCATGTCTATCAAAGACGTATTAGATAGCTTAAGCGACGAACAGCGAAGGCAACTTATGTATGCCTTTGAGCATCAGTTCTCACAATTTATTAAGCTACCTAAGGACACAGAAAACAAGACTAAATTTATCGGCGTCAATGTGAAGCCGATTAAGCATCTTCGTATTACGGAAGAGGCTGGTAATTGGGCAACTGGAGAGGTACTTGGTGATGAGTGATTATAAAACAACTGAACAAGACTTTGAAAGATTTAAAACATCATTCATGTTCTGGTACAAGAAGTTGGGACTCCAAGGCTGGCAAGTATTCTTTAGGCATAAGAAATTAGATGTACCTTGTTATGCTAGAATAATCTCAGACTATGGTGTTAGAGCAGCTACAGTTCATTTTAATAAAGTTATCTGTGAAGAAGATATACCAGAATTTGATCCTATAAGAAGCGGGAAACATGAGGCTTTCCACCTACTTCTTGCTCCATTAGAGTATCATGCTCATGCTCGCTACATTCATCGTGAAGATATTGATTCTGCTGAAGAGGAAATTGTTGTCCGATTGCAGAATACAATACCAAATGATGAATTCTACAAAGAATTCGGTAAGGAGATAAGGGATGCCGGTTTGCGTGAAGAAGATTAAAGAGAAGTATAGAATAGTAGAATGTGATTCAAATATCATAGCAAAGAATAAGGGTGGAAATGCACTAGATGGCGGAGGCCATGAATCTAGACAAGCTGCTCTTAAACAAATGAGAGCAGTTAACGCCTCTCTTGAACGGGAGGGAAAGATATAATGCACAATGTGCAGAAAGATGATCTTTTTGTGATTGGTTTATGTGGTAAAGCTGGAGCTGGTAAAACTACTTTTGCTAATATGATCCTTAACCAGTTCCTTGAAATGACTGATAATAAAATCGGTTGTGTTGTACTTCCATTTGCTAAAGCTTTAAAAGACTTAGCAGCCCAGTTAGGTTGGGACGGTGTTAAAGATGAACGAGGCCGGCGATTACTTCAGCTTCTTGGCACAGATGTTTGCCGCAATTGTATTGACGATAACTATTGGGTCAAGAAGTGGAAAGAGGGTATAGCTAAGGAACGGGCCAAAGGCATCCAGCTTATTGTTGCTGACGATGTACGCTTTGAAAATGAGCTGTTAAGTATTGCAGGCTTTAATGGAGAAATCTATAAGCTTGTGGGTAGAAGCTATGAGCTTGCTGCTGATTCAAAGAATCATGAGTCAGAGCAAGAACTAGATGTACATGACGACCTTTTAATCAGCAACGTTTCAACCTTTGAGGCTCTTGAGTGTCGAGCTAAAGAAATAGTAAAGAGATTAATCAAGTGGACTTATTAAATGCCTTCAACGACTTAGACCGTCATGATGAACCTAAGAACAGGGATAAAATCCTTAGAGCACCCTTCGCT